GTCTTTGAACGCGATGCCACCGCCTGTCCGCGGGTGTTGATGCGGGCCCCGTCAGCGACGAGGAGGCTGGGTCCTCGGCGGCGATAGACGAAGCGCAGGCGCAAACCGCGCCGCCGCTCCCATTCGCCCGGGGTGATCCGGCGACCGCGCAGGCCTCGACCTGCTGCTTCGGTCGGGATCGCGAGGTAGAACCCATCTTTCGAGCGGATTAGCGGACCAGTGTTATGGGCGCCCACGATGACCGGGGCTTTGGACCAGACCAGCGCCGCTGCATCAAGGCTTTCACCTGCGCGCGGGAAGGTCTGGTTGCGGATCGAGTTGGCGAGCCGTCGCCCGAGTCCTGCGCCGGTAATCTGGGCCCGCCACGAAGACTTCAACCCGGTCCCGGCCTCGCGCATAGCGGCTGTAACCGCGCGTTCGCCGGCCGCGACCTCAGCCGACATCATCGCGACGATGTCGGGATCAATGTCGAGAATCAGTTTCACGCTTGCCTCAGTTCCACGGTCCAGACCAACCGCTCGCGGTCGCGGACGGGCTCGCCTTGAATGAGAAAGGCGTCCCCGTCGATCTCCACTCGGTCGCCGGGGCATGGTTTCGCCACCTCGGCGACGCGCAGGTCGATCCGAGTAGTCTCGGACCAGAGCCGGGCATCGCCGAAGTCGGTGATCGCGTCCGCACGGCGAGCAACGACGCGCACCAGCACGGGCGCGACGCCATCGGCGATGTAGACCGCTTCCCGCCCGATGTTGGGATCTGAGAACAGTGCATCAACGATGGCGGCAAACGCCGTCATCAGAAGCTCGCGTTCAGGCGCACCCGGCCGATCGTGTCACCGGCTCCGCCAGCAACAGGTTCGGTGGCAACGCCGATCAACGTGTTCGATGTGGCCACGCTCGTGGTGCGCTTGTTGGTGTCGTCCCAATAGACCTTCGCCCCGACTGTCCAGGCCTGCGAGCCTACCTTGGTGAGGTCGAACACGCCGGTCAGGGCGATCTCAACGGGATCGTTTAGGGCAGCGTCCCCGGAGGCGACGCCGAAGATGGAGCCAACGAGCAAGCTATCGCCGGATGTCACTGCATAGGGCGCAGTCAGTGTGAGAGTATTGCCGGGCTGGACGTAGTTCTTCATGTGCACGTTCCTTTGCAAACAGGAACGGGCGGCCCGTTCGGACCGCCCGTCAGAGGTGTGATGTCAGGGATTGCCCGGCTTATGCGCCCGGGTTCTTGTAGAGGCCGCGCCAATCGATGGCCTTGGCGCCGAAGTCGAGGCGGCACTTGATCTCGACACCGTCGACGTCGAAGCCGTTGCGCGTCTCGATGTAGGCGCCCTGCTGGCCCTCGAGATAGGCGTACTCGATGGTGTCGATCTGGTTCGGGCTGGCCGCCAGATACCAGGCGGTCTCGCTGGAGGCATCGAGCCGGGGCTCGCTGATGGGCGCGAGCGTGCGGATCGATTGCGGCACGACGTTGGAGGTTGCGGCGGGTACAAGGTTTTGGGCCACCATCTGCTCGGCCTTCAGTTCGAGCGATGCAGGCACGATCAGGAAAGCTGGCCGGACATTGAGTACCGTCTTCTTGTCCAGGCCGGTCTGCTTGGCCATGGCGGCGCGGGCCGCACCGACGCTGGTCACATCGAGCGCCGCACCGGTGCCTGCCAGGTTCTTATGGCTGTTGTGGAACAGAGCGTTGCCATCGGCCATCGCCGGGTTGGCGGTGATGATGCCCCAGACAACGTCCGACTCCAGCTGCGCGATGGAGTTGCCGTACATAGCCGGGATCCGCGTGAAGGCGTCGAGATCGTCGTTGATCAGCGTCTGGCGGGTGATGGCGACCACCCGGCCATAAGTCTTGACCTTGTAGCTTTCCTTGCTCTCACCGAGCGTCCCGCGCTTGAACTCGCCGCTCTCGCTTACCTCCAGAAGTTGCGGTGCCTCGCCAAGCTGGACCCGGTGCATCGCCTTGAAGTCGGTGGCCAACACCTGGCGGCAGAACAGCATGAAGGTCCGGGGATAAGCCTCATAGGCCTGCCGCAGGGTCTTGTTGGTGACCGCCGAGAGGATCTCGGGGAAGTCCGATGTCGAATGTAGGGCCCGCGTGGCCACCTCGTCGCGCGACAGGCCACGCGTATTGACCCCGGCATTGCCGAGGCTTTCCCGGGCCAGTTCCATGAGCGTCATGCCGCGATACTGGCGGGCGGCGTCCTCCAGCTCGAACAGCGTCGGACTGTAGCGGTGCAGCAGCGCGTTTGCGACGGCGTCGCGGCGGGTGACCTGCTCATCGCGGCCGCCCAGCGGGATCGACACCTGGCTGAAGGTGCGGGATTCTTCGGACTTGGCGGCGACCTGATCGAGGATCAGGCGACGCGCCTCATCGACGTCGGTGCCACGTTTCACCAGATCCTCGGCAAAGCTGCGCTCGAGGTTCAGGCGACCGGCCAGATCATAGATCGTGGAGACGCGATCGCGTTCGGTTTCGCGGGCGCGGGTTGCGACAGCCTCGGTATCGGGTGCTGCGGTGGCTTCTGGCTTCTGCGGCTTCGGCTGCGCGCGCGTCTCGACGGCAGCGACCTTCGGCTCGGCGTCGGGCATCTTGGGTTCAGTCATGGTGGTGTCCCCGACAGCATTGACGTCGCTGGGCTCGTCTCTGGCCTCTGCGGCCGGGGTATTGGTTTTCTCCGTCATCGGGATGGCTCCTGTGTTGGTGGGTGGGACGTCCCGGCGATGGAGGACGCAGTCGTGAAGTTGAGATTTGGCGCGAAAGCCCGCGGCGGGGTCCGCGCCGACAGGCACGGCGGACACCTCAAAGGGCGTCCAGTCCACCGCGCGCCAGAGCTCACGGGCCGCTTCGGGTTTTGAGACCTCGAAGCGGTGGACCTGGTAACCGATGGAGACCGCACGGATGTGCCCTGCCTGGATATCGCGCCAGATCGGCTCGACATCAGCGCGCTCAGAAATCCGGACCTGCGCAACGCCGCGGCCGTTTTCGATCCTGGCGGACCCCGGGACAACCGAGCCGATCACGGCATCGAGCGTGTCGACCTCATGCACTTTCAGGAACGGCGCGCCCGCATTCAGCCGGTCCAGCCGCACATGGTCCGGATCGAGGCTGAGCTCTTCGTCATAGGGCTCACCGAACAGTGTCGAGCGGCGGACCCGCGCCCCTGCCGACCAGATCACCTCGACGGTGCGGGTATCTGTATCGGCTGAGTTTGGCGCAAGCTCCGCCGTCCGGCGCAAGGCCGGGATTTCGATCATCGTGTCCATATTGGTCAGTCCTGTTGGTCGGGCTCGGCCTGCGCCGGGTCGGTGTCCGTGTCGGCAGCGGGCTCGTCCTCGGCCGGTTCGTTCGACGGATCGCTGGCCCCGTCATTGGATTGTGCACTGCCGGTTTTGGTGACGCGGCGGGGGTCGCTGTCGAGCACCAGCCCAAGGTCATCGAGCTTGGCATTGGTCGCGGCGATCTCAGCCAGCACGGCGTCCGGGTTGCGGCCCTGTCGCGCGATCACCTCCGCGAGCGTCATGGTGCCTGAGCGGATCGACAGGAGGTTCGCCATCGCGTCCTTCTGTGGATCGACCGCCTCGAACTTCGGCGGCGACCATTCGACGGGCACCTCCGGCGTCGGTATCTGGCCCGCAGCCCACGCGGCTTCCGTGAACCAGCGCCAGACTGGTGTGCAGAACATCGGGATGAAGAGCTGCCACTGCACGGCGTCGATCTGGCGGCGGAACTCGACGAGGCCCGCCCGGATCGACGAGTAGTTCACCTGGGACAGGTCTCCGGTCAGCAACTCGTAGGGCACCCGGAACCCGGCCGAGATCGTGTGCAAGCTGGCCCGTTTGTACTCGGCGTAGCCGCCAGTGGCTGACGGCTGGTTGAACCGGATGTCCTTGCCGCCGCGCGCATAGGCGATCAGCCCCGGCTCGAACTGTTCGACCCGGTTGCCATCGGCGTCGACCACGGATGGTGCGATGCCCTGTTGCGCCTCGTCGTCGCCGAAGACGATGGCGGTGACGCAGGCCTCGGTCTTCTTGCGGACCAGCTCTGCCACCTCGTAGTCGTCTAGATCGCGCAAGCTGCGGATCACCGGTGCCCCCCATGGCACGCCGCGCGCCTGCGTGCGCTGCTTCTCGTAGACATGGGCGATCTCGGTCGCCGGGACCGGACGGCTCTGCAACCCGTTCTGCAATGCGCCATAGGCGTCGCCCGGATGCTCGGCATGCAGCCAATAGGCCCGGCGCTTGCCGACCGGGTCGAACTCAATCCCTTGAACCAGCCGTCCTGCGCCGAGTGCGCCGGACTTGGTGGCGTCGAGGAAGTCGGCCTCCAGCACCTGCACTTGCAGCGGGACGGACAGACCGTCGCTTGCACGGCGCAGACGCCGGCGCACCAGCACCTCGCCCGCCTCTACCATCTCGCGGCAGATCAGCGTTTGCAGGCCATAGAAGTCGAGCTGGCCGTCAGCATCGGCCGTGTCCGACCATTGCGCAAAGAGCGCATCGACCTTGCGGTCCAGTTTGTCATTGCCGCTGGCGGCGCGCGGCATGATGCCCGCGCCGACGATGTTGTTCACCAGCACCGCCACGGCTTTGGCCGCATGCGGATTGTTGCGCACCAGATCGCGCATCCGGTCGCGCAAGAGTGCTCCGGCCACGCTGACTTCCGTGTCAGCAGAGGTGCCCGGCGCGCGCCAGCCTTCGGTCCGCCGCCCTTTGGCCGCGCCGTCATAGCCGCGCGTCAGGGTTTCGAACGCCTGCCTGGCAAGAACGCGGCGGGCCGCAGCGCGCGGAGCCACCGTGGCAATCGCATGGTCAAACCAGTTCGCCGACATCAGCGATCTCCACGCGAGAAGCCCGCGAGCCCGGCAATCGGCAGCGGCTGTGTCGTCACCGCGATGGCGCGCTCGATGGTGCGAATACGCGCCAGAAGATCCTCGGCCGAGCCGTAATCGACCGACTTGCCGTCATAGCTGACGCGCGTCGTGCCGCTGGCATAGGCCCGGCGCAGCGCCGAAAGCTCGGTTTCGGTCCAGTCCGTCATCAAAACCATCCCTCCCGCCGCCCGAGCCAGTCGGAGCGGCGCTTGCCCTGCGGGGCCTGTCCCGGCCGGTTGATCTGCCCCGCGGGATCGGTGTCGGTGGGAGCCGCCCCGAGTTGATCCTCGAGGTCGCGCCATTTCGCATCAGACCAGCGGTCCGCGCCCGCGATCCAGGCGGCGGCGCGGGCGTAGACCCGGCAGTCCAGCGCCTCGTTGCGCTCGCGCAGCTTCTGCCATTCCAGCCGGGCAAAGCCGCGCTTGGTGCGCACCGTCACCAGCTGCTCGGCCACGAACTGCTTCAGCCATTCGTTCTCGACCCAGTGCGGCAGGTGCATCGAGCCGGGCGGGAACGCCGCCCCGTCGGCGATTTCCTCATCGGTCGGGCGCGCCAGCCGCAGGAAGCGGTAGGTCTCGGCCTTGAAGGTCGACACCGCCACGGTCCAGAGCCGCGCCCCGCGCCGCAGGCGTTTCCCGCCCTCGGTCGCGTCCACGAAGGTCGGCCCCGACACAGGGCTCGAGCGGTTGAACCCCTCGACGCCCTTCACCGGCGACACCTGTCCAAACCCCTGCGCCCGCGACCAGGAATAGACCGCCGGGGCCTCGTAGCCGGTGTCGATGGCGAGCCGCGCGATCCTGAGATGCGCGCCGCGTTCATGCGGCCACGTTCGACCGAGCAGTTCTGTCAGGTCGCCCCAAACCTGATGCCGGTCGGGCCCGCCCTCGATCACGATGTGATCGACGAGCCAGCTTTCGAGCTCACGGCCCCAGGCCCAGACATCGACCTCAATGCGGTCTTTCTGCACATCGGCGCCGGCGGTCAGGAACAGCCCGCCCGCCGGGACAATGCCCGGTTTCCAGCGTTCTCGCTGGTCGTAGAGCCGCTGCCAGTCAGGCGCTTCGCCGGTCTCAACCCATGTCTCCCCGAGGATCGTGTTGCGAAACGCCTTGATTGCCTCGTCCGATCCTTGAGCCGCGTCCCAGGCCCGCACAATCCGCTCCCAACTGAGCCAGCCGATGGGCGAATAGAGCGCCGAGAGGTGGTAGCCGACGGTATTGGGATCCGCTGCCGTGGCGGTCGCCCGCCATTCGCCTGCCTCCAGCATCGACGTCTTATGATGTTCGGCGATGGGCGCGTCGCAGCCCTCGCAGTGATATTCCGCTGTTTCCGGTTGTCCTTTTTCCCAGCGCAGCCGTTCGAACTTCAGCCACTGCATCGCGCCGCAATGCGGACATGGCACGAAGAACCGGCGTTGATCGCTGGCCTCGTAGTCCCGTTCGATCCGGCTCATCCCCCGTATCGTCGGTGTCGAGACCAGGAACACCTTGCGCCGGTGCGCGAAGGTCAGTGAGCGCGCTTCCGCCAGCGTCACCGGATCGCCTTCCTCGTCGGCCGAGGCCGGATAGGCATCGACCTCGTCGAGGAAGATGTACCGCGCCGGGGTCGAGCGGAGACCTACCGCCGAGTTCGCCCCGGTCATGATCAGGATGCCGCCCGCGAATTCCTTGGACAGCATTGTATTGCCCGCGTCGCGCGAGCGCGCCGGTTTGACCCGCTCCCGCAGTTCCGGGCTTTCGTCGATCAGCGGATCGATCCGCTGGCGCGAGTTGCGTTTCGCCAGTTCCACCGTGGGCTGGACCGCGAGCATCGGGCCCGGCGCCTGGTGGATCGCAAAGCCGATCCAGTTGTTGCCCGCCTCGGTCGCACCGACCTGAGCTGCCTTCATGAACACGATCCGCTGTGTCGGATCACCGGGCGAGAGCCGGTCCATGATCTCGCCCATATAGGGCGTGCGGGCCGTGCGATACCGCCCCGGCTCAGCCGAAGCCCGGCCCGACAGCATCCGGTGCCGATCCGCCCATTCCGATACTGTCAGGTCCGGATCCGGTGTGAGGCCTTCATTCCAGGCGCGCAAGATTTCAGCCGCACCCTCGAAATTCTCACCGGAGATCGGGTTTGACCTCGGCGAGATCGTCGAGCTGGGCACGGACATGTTTCTCCAGGACCTTTTGCATCGCGGCAGGCTCAACGCCCAGATCGGCCGCCATCAGCGCCGCGGCACGCGCGGGCCAATTGACCCAGACATCACGTTCCTGCCGCGCCAGCCGAAAAACCAGCGACAGAGCGCGGGCCCGGTCGATCAATTCGCCCTTCAGCTTTTGAAGCCGCAGACGGCGCTCTTGCGCTTTCAGAACTTCGTTGGCCGTCTTGGCCTGCAGGAAAGTGGTGCCGCCGCCCACCGCCGGGGCAGAAATTCCCTGTTCGCGCAGGGTTTCGCCCACGGCCGAGACCGCAGCCTCAGGGACGGGTTTGAGCTTCGGCTTCGGGGCCTTGCGGGTCTTAGATGGGTCCGTGGCTTGAGCGCGCAGTGCATCGCTGGCCTGCGCGTCAATGCTGCCATCAGCGTGCAGAACCAGCCGCCCAGTTGCCTTGGCCTTCTGGATTGCTCCGCGTGAGAGACCGACGCGGGCGGCGTATTGGCGCTCGCTCAGACCCTCCATGACGCGCTCCGATTATCATTCAAAATCATGTGCTTATGTAGTTGATAAGCCTCCGCACCAGAGCGAACGTGATCCTACGAAAACGATTCAACGCACCACGGAGCCGCCACGATGACCCGCCTGAACCCGCAGACAACGCCCCGCCACCAACTCCGCGCCGAGAAGGCACGCCGCAACAAGGAGGCCGCTTTGAACGCCTTCCTTGGCAAGAAAGCCGAGATCGACGAGATGCTCGCCCGGCTACAGAGCCTCAGCGACGACCATTTCAACGCCCACCCCGACGAGATCAACTGGGGCCATGTCGGCACCCTTGAGCACTACGCCAGCCTCGTGAAGCGCATCACCGACAGCGCTTTCAGCGAAGGCGAGCACGCCGAGTGAGCACCATGGAAACCAGCACCATCCGATTGCCGATCCGCAAGCTACCCGATCACTTCGACCGAAGCCGCATCACCACGGTCCTCGACGAAATCGAAAGCGCCCTGATGGACGACGGTGGCGTCTATGTCCGCGCCTACGCCGACAGCATGACAATCACAATCGAGTTGCCGACCGATCAGCTGATCGATGCGGCCGCCTGTCTGAAAGACCTCGGACTGATCTGAGCCGCACGGCAAAGCAGATTTGCCCCCCCTGTGGGGCCTGTCCCGGTAGAAGGGCCGCATACCGCGCGCCCCGACAACCGGAGACAAACATGGCCAAAAATTCCACCTCCACAACAAATGATGCAGGCCCGCGCCAGACCAAGCAGCAGATCATGATCGATCTCCTGCGTCGGCCCGAAGGCGCGACCATCGAAGAGATCACCGCTGCTACCGAGTGGCAGTCGCATACGGTGCGCGGCGCAATGTCCGGCGCGCTCAAGAAGAAGCTTGGCCTCGCGATCACCTCAGAAAAGGTGGAAGAACGTGGACGCGTCTATCGTATCGAAGACTGATCCCGCCCCGCTGTTCCGCTGAAGTCTCGGCGGTAAGGAAGACGTCGCCGTATAAGCGGCGGCTTCCTTGCTCTAATCCGGATTGCCTCGAAGACCCGCCGCAGGGCGAAGGACCTAGCGATGCTCACAATGGTGAAGATCGCGCCCATCTTCAGGTTCTGCGCCAGCGTCGTGTGCAGCCCGAAGGTCGGGAAGATCAGGATCTGCGTAAGAACCGCAACGCCGTAACCAACAAACACGTTGGCGACAGCCTCCACGAGCGACATGAAGCGCGACTGTCTGCCATTCGCAGGCATTGCGTCGTGGACAGGAGTTCTTAAATCTGAGGCCGAAGTAGTTGAAGTTCTGATCATGATCGATGCCCCTGAAATAATTGACGATCTCCGTCACACCTCACCGATGGCCGTGACTGGGAACGGCTGGGCGCTCATTTCTGACCGTGTGATGGGCGGGGTTTCGACCGGAACGATGCGACGCGAAATTGTCGACGGCCGCGAGGCGATCCGCATGCAAGGCGGTGTCAGCCTCGAGAACAATGGTGGCTTTCTCCAGGTCGCACTGGATCTTGGTGATGCTGGCGGTGAAATCGACGCGACAAGGTGGACCGGAATCAAATTGGACGTTTTCGGGAACGACCAGGCCTACAACCTGCACCTGCGGACATCGGACATTCACCGCCCCTGGGAGTCTTACCGCCAGAGTTTTTGCGCTCCGTCCCGCTGGACGACTGCCTATCTTCCATTTTCCGAGTTCGTGCCGCATCGAACAGAACGGCCGTTGAACGCTGCCCGCCTTCGCCGAGTTGGTCTGGTTGCGATTGGCCGGGAGTTCGAGGCCGACGTATCCATTGCCGACATTCGCTTTTACGCCGCTTCCGGAGAGGAGCCGTTGGAGCCGACTTCTGCCCGGTCCTGAGCCGGTTTATCTCGCTCTTGACGTGCGTCGGAGAAAGTTCGGTCCTGCCCTTCCAGAATGGCATCCTTCCCGGTGAAACGCTGCCATCGTTCAATGGCGACATCGACATAGGCCGGGTTCAATTCGATCCCGAAGCACACACGGCCCGTGGTCTCTGCCGCGATCAGCGTGGTGCCCGATCCCATGAAGGGCTCGTAGACCGCCTGCCCGGGGCTTGAATTGTTGAGGATCGGCCGTCGCATGCATTCGACGGGCTTTTGCGTGCCATGCACGGTTTCCGCATCCTGATCCTTGTTGGCGATTTGCCAGAGCGTGGTCTGCTTGCGGTCGCCCGCCCAGTGACCCTTGCCGGTTTTCTTCACGGCATAGAGGCAGGGTTCGTGCTGCCAGTGATAGTCGCCGCGGCTCAGCACCAGGCGATCCTTGGCCCAGATGATCTGGGACCGGATATTGAAGCCAGAGGCCTCGAGGCTTTCCGCGACCGTCGTCGCATGCAGCGCGCCGTGCCAGACATAGGCCACATCGCCCGGGAACAGCTCCCACGCCTCGCGCCAGTCAGCGCGGTCGTCATTCAGCACCTTCCCGGTGCGCCTGGTCGCAGCGGCTCCCGCCTTGTTGCGCCAGCCCGGATCGTATTCGACGCCATAAGGCGGATCGGTGACCATCAGCAGCGGTGCCACATCGCCGAGCAGACGCTCGACGTCTATTGCCACCGTCGCGTCTCCGCAGAGCAACCGATGCTTGCCAAGCATCCAGAGATCGCCGGGACAGCTGATCGGAGTTTCAGGTGCCTCCGGAACATCGTCCTCGCCCTCTCGGGACACGGTCTCGGTGTCGACCTCTCCGGCCAACAGCGCTTCGAGTTCGGCGTCGTCGAAACCAATCAGCGACAGGTCGTAGTCCTCGGCCAGCAGGTCGTTCAGCTCGGCCGACAGCAGCGCCTCATCCCAGGTCCCGAGTTCCGTCAGCTTGTTGTCCGCAATGCGATATGCCCGGCGCTGCGCCTCAGTCAGATGGGCCAGAACGATCACCGGGGCCTCGGTCAGCCCTAGCTGCGTGGCGGCCAGCACCCGGCCATGTCCCGCGATCAGTTCTCCGTCATCGGCGACGAGGCACGGCACGGTCCAGCCGAACTCGGCCATGCTGGCGGCAATCTTCGCGACCTGGTCCGCACCATGCGCCTTCGCGTTCTTCGCGTAGGGCTGGAGCCTGGCCAGCGGCCACGTCTCGATCGCGTCCGGGGCAAAGCTCAGGGTCATGCGGGTCGGTTCGCCTCAATCGGGTGGACTCCGGACACCGGCAGCCAGCCTGGACTCCACGAGGGGTCCAGTGGCCACCGGGCGTGTCCGATGCCAAAGGTTTGTTTTGTTGTGGTTTTCAGCAGATCGCGGGTGGATGCCTGCCAAGGGTGGCTTCCCAAAAAACCGGCCCCGTCGCTAGCGATATTGCGCGCTTCGCCCGCCCGTATACGTTTGGGGCCAGGAAGGACCCGCGAATTCAGTGGGTTAGCGGCTTGGACCCCAGCTGGACCCTCGGTTGGACCCCGGAAGCCAGCATAGCAGGTCGTCCCGCACGCGCCTCTCCCGAGTATATTCAATTTCTAGCGTCATTCTCGGAATGTGTAAGGCCCTGCGATGTACACCGGAAAATTTCCTCACAGGACGATTTTTCTTGACAGGTGTTTGGCGTTCTCAATGACGAACTGCTGCGAGCGCCGGGCCGGAGGCATGCGGCCGTGCAGCCGCCAGGTGATCACCGCGAGGCCGAATTGCCAACGCTTGGTCGCGGCGGTCCGGCTGAGCCCCATCTCCCAGCAGATCGGCTTCCACGCCGTGCGCTCGGCCCGCAACCAGACGATCCGGGCATCATCCCGTTCCAGCCAGCGCAGCCAGAGCAATGCCTCCTCAGCTTCAGAGATCTGGCGCGGGCCCGGTCGGGGCCGCCGCATCTGAGGCTCCTGACCGACCTTGTCCGCGAAGCTGTGGAAATACTCGGGCCAGGCGTTGAAGAAGCCCTGCGGCATGACGCCGGGCAAAGTGCGGAAGACATCGGCCGCGCTCTCCAGCCGTTCCTCCACACGTGTGGTTGTCCACTCACCCATGGCGCGCCTCCCGTTCCCGCTTGCCGTAAAGGCGCTCGCCAAGCTGCCGCACCAGTTCGCGTTCCGGCCATGTGAGGCGATTGTCATCGACGGAGACAGCCAGAACGCCTTGTTCCTTCCAGCCGTCTATTTTGACCTCATCGGGGCTGCGGCGGGTGCCCCCAAAGCCGCGAGGAGCGAAGCTCATTCGGTTCATGCCACGCCTCCTTCGGTCTCGATCGCCCAGTGCAGGATTGCAATGGCGTCGGCCTCGTTGTCATCAGCCGGGCAGAAGCCTCGGTTGCGCGCCGCATCAATCATCGCCTGTTTCGGCGCGTTGCCCTTTCCGGTCGCGTGTTTCTTGATCGTGCCGACGGGGACACCCTGATATGGGATGCCCCGAAGTTCAGCCCAACTGGTCAAGCTGGCCATAAGGCCGCCAAAGACATGCGCCGCATCGGTCCCGGAATGGCGACGGACTTCCTCGAACCAGATCGCTGCGATTGGGCCAGAGAGCTTTTCGATCTCGCCCAGCCAATTGGTGAAGCGCAGGTATCGCATCCCACCGCCATCGAACCGACCATTGCGAAACGATGCCGTGCCGCTGGTGATGAGGCCGTCCGAGGACCGTAGCGCCCAGCCCGTTGTGGTCCCGAGATCCAGGGCCAGGATGGTCCCCGGCATGTCTGACGTCTGGTGTTCGCACACGGGTTCAATTTGCCTGTTCGACATTGTCATCTCCATTGCTGCTCGAAAGGTGAAAGGTGCGGAGCAAATCGGCCCGCGCGCAGATACCCGGCTACGTATGGGATGGGGGCCAAACCCGCTGGTTGGCCCCCCATACGTAGTATGGGGGCTTCCATTGTTCGTCCTCCAATCATCATAAGGCACTGAATTTATTTGTGTTTCGAGGACGAACAGAGGTCGTACAAGAGGACGAACATGTTCGACCTCTTTTTGCTCCAAGTGATTGGTTTCATTGGATTGAGGACGAACAACGGCGGAGGACGAACATGTTTGTCCTGAGGTCGAACAGAGGACGTACAAGCCAAAATCAGGCATTTTCACCCTCCTGAATCGACCAATTGGAAGGGTCTTCAAGGTCCATGCACTGCCCGTTGGAGGGCGATTTATAGTGGCTCGGGACGACCGGAATGACGCTGTCCAGAACCTCTCCGGTCTCTGGGTCAATCCGCCCCTTGTGGCCGAAAACCATGCCTTCAGCGCAGAGGTAACCGAAGCGCGACCGGACCACGGAGTGACCGAATTTCGTGCCGTCGCGCAGAAAGCGGATGTCGCCTTTGGTCGCCAGCACATTGATGCGGTCGCGAATGGTGAACTGGCTGCCAAGGCCACGCTGGTTCTCAAACGCTTCGCGGAACTGGGTCGAGGTGTAGAGTTTACCGTCGGCAGCCTCGTCGATCAGGATCGACAGGATGACATCGCGCTTGCGATCGCGTTCGGCATCGTGTTTCGCGCCAATGTCCTGGCGGACCAGACGCTCGTTCATGGGGTTGATCTCGACCCATTGGCCGCCGACCTTGTCGATCAACTTGGGTGACAGCGCGGGTCCGTTCCGAAGCTCGATTTCCAGCTTGCGTTCTGACGCGTCCTCGTCGGGTCGATGCAGGATCAGGCCGGAGGTGTAGAAGCCGCGCAGCGCGCTGGCGCCCGAGAGCGCGAGGAAGGGATCATCCTTCAACTGCTGTTTGCTCAGCTTCTTGGTGTGGTGGATCAGGATCACCCCGCAGTCGGGGTCGATATGGTCCCGTAAAACCTCAATGCGTTCTTTCAGGAAGAACATCATGGCGGTGTTGTCATTCTCGCCGCCACCATCGGGACCGCCGTCAAAGAGGTTGCGGATCGGGTCGACGCAAAGGATGTCGGGCGGTGCCTCCAGGAAGACTGTTTGCACGGCGCGCGCCACGCGGACACTGCCCTCATTGTCGAGCAGCATCTTGAGCTTGGGCGTGGCGACGAAGGTATCGCGCGCGGCAGCTAGTACGTCCGGCGGCAGGGCGATCTGCTTCAGGCGTTCGCGCAGATAGTGATACTGGATCTCCGCCTGCAGGTAGAAGATCCGCAGCGGCCGCGGCGGGGTGAAGCCGAGAAACGGCACGCCCGCGGCCATGTGCACTAGCCAAGAGATCAGCAGGTCGCTCTTGCCCACCTTGGGCGCGCCACCCAGCACCAGCAGCCCGCCCGGCGTAAGGACACGCGGCGCGATGATGTCCTCGGGCATCGGGCTCTGATCGTCCAAAAGCGCGCCCAGCGTGAAAGCAGGCATGTCCTCCGGCCCCGGTGCGCCGGCATCCAGCCGGATCAGGGGCGGTCCGTATTTCTCGACATGGCGTTCCCAGAGCCGCTCGGACTCGCGTTTGAGCCGTTCCACCGGCCACTGTGGGCGCAGCATGGCGGCGTTGTAGCCGCAGATGCCTTCCCAACCTTCGTCCTTGGTCATTCGACCCTCGTGGACCATGCGGATGAAATGACCGATCGCGGCGGAGGCGCCCTCGAAGCGGGACCAGTCGTCTTGCGCCCCCTCGCGCACTGGTGTGCCCAGCACATCGTCCATCGCCGGTTTGTCCGGATGCGTGAACTTGGGCTGCAGGGACACGCCCGGCGCGGGCGGCATGTCGGTCACGGCCTCGATGAACTCGGCCAGATCGCGCTCGTGGGCGGCGTTCAACTCGACAATACGCACCTGCGTTTTCAGGCTGTTCTTGTAATAGACGGAGCCTGCCACCCTGATCGGCTGGTGCGCCGAGCGGAAATGCATGTCGCCGCCGATCTTGGCGGCAATGTCGCCGCGCAGACGGCAGACGCGCGCTATGTCTTCACCCTCGGCAGGCTCGGTCAGCGCCCACCAGACGTGGGCTTTCCGCTGGCCCTTGGGTGTCACACCGCCGCTTTCCACAACCATCGTCGGGGCACCGAGGTGGCGTTCGAGGTGTGCACGCTTGGCGGCAATATCGCCGGTGTCGAGATCGACCACTATGGTCTGCATCTGCAAGATCTCGGCGGCCTTGGCCTGGCCAGACGCGGCCACGGTGCCGGGGATGACGTAGACAGCCGCACCCTCACGCGACGCCCATGTGGCGAAGGTGGCCATCTTCTCGGGTGCGGACTGATCCGCCTCGAGCCAGATATTGTGCGGACGGCCATCGATGCCCTGGCCCTTGTCGATGAAACTACGGACCGGGATCAGCCCGTCGCAATAGCCGAAGACGACCTGCATGAACCGGGCGATCTGCTCGGGATCAGGCTCCTCGCCGAACACATCAATCTGAGGGGCCGCGTCGTTGAAGTCGCGCCACGGATTGAAGTGGACGATGTTTTCCGCGGGCTTGTCGGGCGTTGTGTCGTCGCGCATGGGTTTGTCCTGGTCGGGGTCGTATGGATCGCTTGGCTCGTCGGTCATGCAGTGAGGCTCCAACACCGCTCGGCGTGGGCGCAGAACCGGCATTCGAAGAAGTCGCGACTGGTGGCGATGCGGGGCAGCAGTTCGCCCGCGTCGGTAGCCTGCAGGATCCGCACCGCCCGGTCGGACATGCGCTGCGCTAGATCGGCATCGAAGGGCACCAGTTCATGGTGCAGCTCGGCCGTGTCCTTGTTGATTGCCGTGAACAGCGCCGGTGCGGACGAAATCCCCGGCACCGAAGGCTCCATGTAGGCCTGGTAGATGGCGATCTGGGCGGCATAGACGGGTTTGGAGACAGTCACCCCGTCCTTGACGCAGGCGCGCCAGTTCTTCGCGTTCATGGTCTTGCATTCCCAGAGCGCGGGAACACGCATGCCAAGCGCTGCCGGGGCATCAGCGATGATCCCGTCGACATGACCCCGGATGCGACCGCCCGCGACAGAGAAGCCGAACTGGCCGCCATCGCGTTTTTGGTTCACCAGATCGATCCCGGCGGCGCGCAGCCAGCGGATGGCGAGATCCTCGAGCTGGTGGCCGATGGCGAAAATCCGCAACGTCTGGCCGCTGAAATCGGCGCCGTCATCCTTCGGCGCACCGGCAAATTCGAACTGCAGCGCGCGCTCGCAAACATGCCCAAGGCGGGATGCCCCGAGATAGGTCCGGGGCGGCGCGGCTTCCCGCTCGGCAACAAGGGCTTCATCGACCAGTGCGTTGATCCGCTCGGCCATGGAAGATCGGTGATTGAAGTCCAATGTCAAAACGGGATCTCCTGCGCGTTTGATTTGGCGATGTCGGACATGGCCTCCCGGAACCCTTCGACGGACTCTTCGATCAGGGCGCGCACCTGAGCCTCGGTCAGATCGGCAAATGCTGTCTGCCAGCCGATCTCGTCCATCAGCATGGCGATGCGTTTCATGGTGGCGGTGACGGCGGTGCGTTCTTCTTCTGTCAGGTCAACCATGGCAAACCGCTCCCGCGCCAAACGCGTCCACAAGCCTTGGCAGGGCATCGAGCAGAACCAGACCGATGGCCGGGGCCGCTTCGACCGGTGCGTATCGCGCCAGCCAAAACCACGCGTGGGTTGTCGGCAGACAGCACAAAGCCTTCCACGCGGATGCCAGAGACGACGCCGCTCCTCGGCCGTGATGGGGGTTGAAGATGTCATGGGTCATGCCGCCCTCCGTTCGGATCCGGCCACCGCGTTCACGGCGGCCTGGATGGCGCGTTTGTTGAAGCTGAAGGTCATCAGCGCCGAGGCGCGATAGCGCGTGAGGCCGAAATCGTGCCGGCACTCGGGCGGCAGGTATTGCAACTGCTTGTCCGTCGGTGGCTGACGCAGCCACGACTTGGTCTTGAAGGCGCTTTCATCGCTCTCGTGGGTGTTGAGCCAGTCATCGGCCTGCGCAAGGCAGACGGTGCGTTCGCCGACGCCCAGCAAGCGTGGCCGCTCGCGCTTGGCCCCGCCGATGGCGTACCAGACGCCGTCCATCCAGAAGATGCCGCCCCAGGCCGAAAAGCCCGTGGCCATCAGAGCATCGTCCGTCCCGAAGAGATCGACCCATGCGAAGCTCGAGCGTTTCAGCAGGTCGATCTCGGTCATGACAAAGCCCGAGAGCGGGGCAGCGTCCGCGCCGGTCTCGCCCTCATCCTGCAGCATGACCTCGCCACAGAGCGGACATTCGGTGGCGGCGAGCGGGATCTCCGCCTCGCAGGCCGGACAGGATTTCATCGGGGCTTCACCGGTGCCGGTCTTGCCATCCAGATCGACATCCTGTTCCAGCGTGCCGTGGATCAGGCTCGACGTGCCGAAATCCAGCACCACGCAGTCGGTCTTGACGATGCCGGGATGCTCCTCCGGATCCACCGTGCGCAGCCCGCGCCCGACCATCTGGATCATGGTAGATTTGTAGGAACTGGGCCGAAGCAGTACGACGCAAGACGTGGGTGGGTGATCCCAACCTTCCGTCAACACGGCGACATTCACGATGACGCGGGTCTTGCCTGCCGCGTAGTCGGCGAGGATGGCCTTGCGGGTCTCGGCCGGCAGATCGCCGTGGATCAGCGCAGCCGTGATCCCCGCCGCGCGAAACGCCTCGGTCACATGTTCCGTGTGGGCGACGGTGGAACAGAAGACGACGGTCTGCCGGTCTGCCGCTTTCTCACGCCAGTGGCGGATCACCTCGTCGGTGACAGGCGCGCGGTCCATGATGTCCGCCACCTCGGTCATGTCGAAATCTGCACTGGTCTTTCGGACCGATTTCAATTCCTCCTGCACGCCAACATCGATGACAAAGGTGCGCGGCGGCACGAGGTGGCCCGAGGCGATCAACTCACCCAGACGCACCTGGTCGGCGACATTGTCGAAGACCTCGCGCAGTCCCTTGCGGTCGCCGCGGGTCGGCGTTGCCGTCACCCCGAACACCCTCGCGTCGGGATTGGCATCGCGCACCCGGTCGATGATGCGGCGGTAGCTGTCCGCCACCGCGTGATGCGCCTCGTCGATCACCAGCAGATCAAGGCGTGGCATGTCGGCGAGGTTCGGGGCCCGCGCCAATGTGGGCACCATGGCGAAGGTGACGTCGCCGCCCCAGGATTTTTCGGTGGCGTCGATCACGGATGTCGACACCTCTGGCACCACGCGGTGGAACTTGGCGCGGTTCTGCGCGGTCAATTCGTCGCGATGGGCCAACACGCAAGCCCTGGCACCGTTGCCGATCATCTCGCCGGTGACCGCCGAGAGCATGATGGTCTTGCCCGCGCCGGTGGGTGCCACACTCAGCGTGTTGCCGTGTTGGCCGAGCGCAGCAACACTGCGCTCGACGAAGGTTTTCTGGCGGGGACGCAAGCGCATGACCGATCCCCCTTACTGGGCCCAGCTCGGCCGCCCGGGGGCACCGGGACTGGCTGCTGGCGGGTTGGTCGACGGCGCTGCGGAGGCATCCTGCTGCGGGGCATTGCCGCTGAACTGGAGCGGCGCCGTGCCCATGATCTGCGCATAGTCACGATGATCTGGCGTCACCGCGCTGCGGATCTCGTTCTTGTCATCGCCGCTGGCGTCGGTGCCGATATCGATGCGGGCAACAAACTCAATGCCGTCGAGATCGGCAAAGCCGCTGATCCTCCTCGCGGCCTGCGCCTCGGGCGACATGTCCTTGTCGGAAATCCCCCGCGCCGAGTTCAGCATGCCGCGCACCAAGCTGCGGCCCATGTTGGTCCAGTCCGGGCCTTTGGGGCTGTAGAGCCCGATCAACGTGAAGATCTTGCGCCGGGCATATTGGCCTTCGGTGACGGTGAACTCGCCGTTCAGATACACCGCGCCCGTAGAGCCGCGCGTGGCATAGCCGCCGGTCCAGCCCTGCGAGGCGTCGTCGAAGCCGCCGGGGCGGATGGTCAGGCGCACCTTGGCCAGTGTGCCCTTCGGGATGAGGTTGGTGTTGCTTTGCGCGTCGTTGAAATCGTTCCAGGAACCCATGGGGAACCTCCTTCTATCTTCAGGATTGCGGTTGGGATTGGTCGTCGGCCGCCGGATCGGCGGGCGGTGGGGCGAAGGTCAGGCGATCCGTCGCTGGGGCCGCTGGCGCTCGGATTTTCGCCATCAGGCGGCCGAGATGGGGCTCTTCGACTTGGGCAAGCCGCCCGGAGCGATCCTTGGCCGGAAAACCCCAGGGGTTGATCGTCTGGCAAACGAAGGCGCGATATGGATCGCCCCCCTCAGACGGCAGCTCCGCCATGGTGATCACTTCATCGACGATCCCCGGCAATTCGAGGCCTGTCTTTGAGCCATCGATCTGCGGCCGGAATACCTTGCGATTGAAGTCGTCGAGCTTCTCGTCGAGAATCCCGACGAACCAGACGTTCTTGGCCCGCGTGTGCTGCAGATGGGTAAGCCAGCCGATCATCTCGCGGCCATGCAGCCCGTAAGCACCACGAACGTCCGGCTTGCCGGTCTTCTCCGACAACGCCTCCGGCTGGCCTTTGCACCAGCCGAAACACAGCCGCCCGGCCACGGTAATCGAGTCGACGAAGATGGTGTCGTAGCGGTCCAGCTCAGTCGGATCGCCAAAGCGCTCGCAGACTGCCTTGTAATGCGCCGGGCTGTAGGGCTGCTCGTCGCGCAGTGCCGGGTTGGGTCCGCCGATGAACACCGCGAAATCCCGGCATTCCGTCCATGTGCGCGGCCGGATGCTGTCGCCCGTCCAGCCCTCAATGGCGAGGTCACCCGCTTCGAGATCCATGAACAAGGTGCGGTCGGCATCGAGGGTCCAGAGCAGCGAGGTCTTCCCAATGCCGGATTTCCCGAAGATGCAACCCTTGATGCCGCGCGGCTCTGCCAGCCGCTGATCCGCACTAATGATCGGGAGGCTCATTGGTCGCCCCCCTGCGCGAGGATCTCGACCTTCAGCGTGCCGGGCCGGACGGTGCGTGCGTGCTCGAAACCGGCCCGGATGGCCTCCGGCCATGCGGCGAATTTGCGCTCGGGCACCTTGTAGGCAAGATCGACATATTCGGCTGGGTCGTCGCCTGCATCACGGATCCGCACGACCATGTCGGCCAGCCGATCCTGATCCCAATCCACCCGCTTCGGCAGATCGGCGACCACGGTGAAATCGCCGTCGTCAAAGCGGACCGTGCCGGTGTCCTTGCCGGCGGCCTGGCGTTCTTCGGTGGCCCGGGTGGCGTAGCGGACCGCCAGTCCGGCATCGAAGCGGGTCTTGGCCGCCTTGCCGCGCTTCAGGCGCTCATCAATCTCGCGCTGCAGGATCGCCAGCAACTCGACCGGCAGCGCCGCGATTTCGGCTGCGCTGAGGGACGGCAGATCGTCCGGCGTGGGGGTGTTCTCGGGAAATGGCATGAAAGGGTCTCCGTGATCGGTAAAAAAGGATTGGAAGGCGGGCATCACGCGGCAGCCCTGCCACTCGGACCGGTGGCGCGGCCGGGCTGCCCCTGTTCGGCGAGCAGCAGCTCGGACAGCGAGACGGCAGCGGCTTTCGGCTTGGGTCGGGCGACGGCGATGTAGGCGAACTGGTCAGGGCCGACGCGCTCCTGGACGAGATGCACGAGACCCTGCTCGGCGGCCCAGAAGGCCCGCGATCCAAGCCTGCTCAACTCGGCGCGCGCCGCATCCGACAGCCCCGAAAACACAGGGAAGATGTCGAGCACCAGAAAGCCGCGATGGTATTCCAGCCGGTCTCCGGGGGCGGCCTGCGCCACCCAGGCAGCAAACTCGATTTCCGACAGCGGTCGGCTGGCGCGAACGGTGATAAAGGGTGTGGTTTCCATGAACATGATCTCCTCCTTTCGCCTCTACTCAGACCGACGAGACATCGTCCCAGCAGGGCGTGGAGCCGCCTCCTTGTCTGTGATTGAGGCGTCGTGTTGGTCGTCCGGCTGACCCGCGTCGGCGTCGGCATAGACCGCCACGAGAGGCGTCCCGTCCTGGTGGGCACCCGCATTCTCGATGCGGTATGCACGCTGGTTCTTCAGGATTTCCGGCAGCTCCCAGCGGCGGTAGAGGCCGGGGATGCGCTTGAGGTCTGCGGACAGGAGGTCGGCTTTGCGGATCATGCGGGTCGACTTTCGGTTTGAGTGGGGCGCGCGGTGGCGTCTGAATGGGAAAAGCCAACGCACCGCAGGGTTCGGGACATCCGATCAGCGAAATTCTTGCAGGACGTCGCGCAGCCGCCGGGTCGCCCGCTGATAGCGTTTGCGCGTCGCCGCCTCAGACAGCCCCAACTCCAATGCGACCTCTGCCTGCGAGAACCCGTCGACGGCCACGCGGATGACAAGATCCGCATCCGTACCGATGATGCGGTTGAGATCGCCATGAAGCAGTGCATTGCTGGCGTTGGCTGACGCCTGACCGTCAGTCGGGATTTCGTCGGGATCGGTCTCGCTGCGCAGGCTCTGGTGCCTGTCCTCGCGTTGACGCGTTCTGATCAAGTCCCGCTCGATGTTCCGCAGAATGGTTGCCGCGATCCAATTGACCCGCTGCAGATCCAGACCCCGAATGGCCTCGGACGCTCGTGCAAGGATTTCGGATGCAACCTCGTCGCCAGTGCCAACCCTGCGCCAGATCGATCTGCGCCGAACGGCATCCAGCCCCGGCCAGAGCGCCAACAGCATCAGCGTCAGGGCACAATCGGAGGTCGCGTCGCCTGACTGTGCGGCCCCGACCAGTGCTACCAGCAACCGGTTTTTCTCATCCGGGCCACGGCCGCTGACGTTCAGCGTATCCAGCAATGCGGCCGGATCAGCGAAATGCGCGAGCGGTTCGCTGTTGCGCCGAAGAGCTTCGAAGTTCCTTTGAAAATTGAGAGTTGAAGATGACAACATGAGGTGATCACGGATCTCGTGCCACGCGATGGACATTGGACGCCTGCCTTGCGGCCAGGCGTCCAGCGCCTTGTCATGGCCAGGTCAGGACGTCGTGCGTCTCTGCAATTTCAGGGATTTGGGTGGATGCGCGCCTCAGCGCGCGGGTGATTGCGCCTGGTTCAGCGTGCCGCAGCCGCGGCATGTGGCCTGAACCGGGAAGCCCACGAGATATTCGTGACCCCGTGCAAAACGCAGGTGCATGCGGCCGTCCCGGCAGACGCCGAGCAGCTTGTCACAGCGCGTACAGCGCCATTCCGGCCTCAAAGGGTTGGGGTTTGATTGTGCGCCGCCGGTCCAGCTCATCTGGGCTACCTGGCGGGAAGTATTGGGAGTCGGCATGGAAGTGCTCCTCTGACTGAGTGAGCACTCCTATTGGACACGAGAATCGGAGTTCGTCAGACCCCGAAACGGAGCCGGATCGGAGTTGACCTCAGATCGCGATCTCCCACCACTTACGTTTCGGAGATCGGACGAAGTCTGCCTTGAGCTTTTTCCAAAGCACGGATCCAAAGATGTTGGAGAGTGACTGATCCTCAATTCCTGCAATAAGGTCCGCCGTCACGATCGGTGCGGGGCCATTGTTGTGGGCGTCCACAAGCCGCTGCACGACGCGCAACCTCTGTTCTCCCGATATGTCGATGGATCCCTTTCCTGGCACAAACAGCTTTCCGGAATTTTCGCCGGTGAGTTCAAGCTGTACGGTGAGACCGCCTCGCGCCAGAGATTGGTCGCGTCGGAATATCGCCTTGAGCTTGTCCGCAACCAAGTTGATTTCTGGTTCGCCGGATTCGATGTGATCAGCGAGAGGCGTCAAGACATTCGCAGCGAGACACGCGCCCGCCGTGTTTCCAGCTTGAAGCACCAGTCCAATGCCAAGGTCGCTACGCGCCCTCAGCTCACTGTCGACCGAAGCCCTGGCTTTTTCCTGGTCCAGACTGCGAGCCAGATAGATCGGGACATCCCGATCGTTGATCTCGAGCGTGCCAAGATACAGCAGGTGTTTGTTCAATTCCTCGATCGCAGGTGCATCCAGCACATCTGACAAACGGGCGCGAAGATGCTCCTCGACCCAGCCATCGCGCACACGATAGATTCTATAGCGGTCCGGACTGCCAACACTGGGAGCAACATGGCCTTCCGCGACTTTGAGGTCGACTTTGTCCGGTTGCGCGACGACTTCGGCCGCTACCGGGCCAATGCCGTCTTCGTCGTCGATCAGGTCGTCGCCTTCCCAGCCCGCTGGCACAAGGAAACCCAACTCTGTCAGAAGAGCCGGATCGATTCCGCGATCAAGTAGCCAGGCGCCAGAAATCCTGTCTGCGCCGATGTCCCAGATGGAGAGCAGTGCAGGCACAATGGCCATGCCCTCATCAGCACGCGGCGCGCGCCCCTCCTGCAAGATGTTCCAATGCCGAAGCAATTTATGACCGAGCACGCGCTCGAAGTGGTCGTCCACGCTGAGAAGGCTGCTCGTATTCCGGTCGGTCAAAGTGAAGTTGAGCGTTTTCTCAGCGGCAGAGGCTACGCGGCGATACCTGACTGCAATCTCGACGAAACGGATCGCGACGGCGCGAGAGAAAATGCGGTCCAGACCGGGTTGAGAACCGATAACGGCCGATATGTCCTGATTGATGGTCGTCGACAGCGACAGGCGGTTTGCCAAATTGCCAACGCTGATCTCAGCTCGGATCACCTGGGAACGCAGGATTGCCGCATCGTCCAATTCGGGCGAATCTAGATCAAAATCCGACAGGAATCGCGAAATATCGTAGGCCTGAAAATCGACCGGTTGGTTCGAGTACGTCTGATCCAATGCGGTCTCGATGAATCGCTCGGCGATGGTGTGTCGCAGCGTTCTGGTACCAGCCCGAACATGAACCCGGCCAGTCGACGGCGTATAGACGATCATCGCCTCTCCAGGTGGTCGAAAGTAAATGCGTGACCGATTGCCAGAATCGTCAATCTCCCGAACGCTGGTTGGAGGGTCAGGATGAAACAGCAGATACATCTCTGCGGCCGGTTCATCCCCATCCTCCGGAATATCGAAACGGTCGATGCTGTAACCGTCGCCTCGATCCAACTCGGTGTTTAATTGAGAAAGCAGCGCGTCGAGAATTTCGCTACCTGAGTCTGGACCGCCATCTGTGGACGGGTCTGCCATAAACGTTTGATAATGCTTGTCGTACCGACGGTACATGCGGAGGTGCAGGCTGTTTTCGGCCGCCTCAAAAACGCTGTGTTCGCGTGCGTAGGCCCAAAGGCTGCGCGCAAGCTGATCCCGCTGGTTCATAAGTTCCCGGCAGCGCTCCGGTTCGAGCTTTGTCCTTGCCAAGCCTTCGAGAACGAATTGACCACGGTCGGATACCAAAGTGACAATGCGCGAAGCCTCCGCCTCGAGCGGGTTAAGGCGGTCCTTGTTTTCTTGATGCAACATTTCGGCCGCTGATGCTGGACCTTCATGATCGTCAGGCTCGAACTGATAATTCGCCAGCCAATCCAGCCTTCCGAAGGACCTGCTTTGCAAAAACGCCGATAGCAACGAACGCTCCGCCTCGTTGAGCAGACGAAAAAGGTTTGGGCAGGTCTTGGCTGGGGTGCGAACCATTTAAATCTCCAAAAAGAATTATGTGATCTCAAATCTATGAGCGCGGCGCCATATTTTGAATTCGAAATTGGTTGTCCTGTTGGGCAATAGGAAACAGGACCGCCGAATTGTAATGCTGGATCCGATCGCATTTGCTATCCGCGCCAAGATACCACCTCAATGAACGCTTGTTATGTGCCCGACTCAACTCCTGATAGTCGCTGACGCTTCTTTCGTTCGCAAGAGATGATGTTCTCTACTTGTTCACCTGCGGAAGTATGATAGGGGCGCTGCATGTCCCACAAGGGGCTACCAGGTGGCTTTTGGTTGGTAACGACACCAGCAAGCACGGCCACCCAAGACATGAAACGACCCAACCCTCTGCCACCCGACCAGATGACGCCCGCAGAACGCCGCGCCGAGCTATGCGGCCTGCTGGCTCTCGGGTTGGTTCGATTGCGGATGCGTGATCGGGCGGAAGTATCTGATGAAATTGGAGAAAGTAGCCTACACTATCCGGCCGACGAATGGCGTCATGCAACTCCAACTCACCGGAGAAATGCATGACCAAACAAGATCCCATTCCCGCCCGCCTGGCTGCACTCAAGACGACATCGACGCCGGACCTGAAGCAGCAATGGCGTGACCTGTTCGACAGCGAACCGCCGCCGTTCAATCGTCGTTATCTAGAGAGCCGCCTCGCGTACCGCATCCAGGAGCTGGCTTATGGCGGCCTGAAGCCGGAAACCGTGAAAAGGCTGGAGGCCCTTGGCGAACAACTCGATGGCGGTGATCGCAAAAAGAGCCGCATCCGCGCTGACATGATGCCCATCGTCGGCACACGGTTGATCCGCGAGTGGCAAGGCGTGGAGCACGTCGTCACTGTGACCACGGACGGTTTCGACTGGGAGGGGCGGCCCTACAAGTCGCTCTCAGCGATTGCGCGCACCATCACTGGGACGCGCTGGAACGGCTGGGTGTTCTTTGGCCTGAAAAACCATCGGAGGGGCGCATGACCAAGCCCATTGTCCGGAAGCTGCGGTGCGCAATCTACACCCGCAAATCCTCCGAAGAAGGGCTCGAGCAGGAGTTCAACTCGCTC